ACGATGGCACACCACCAAAGCCAAAGGCTTGAGCCAAGGACACGTTAGCATCCTTGGCTGTGCTTATAAGTGTTTCATAATAGCTTTTCATGCTTGCAGTATCTGCATCAATGCAGTGATTGTCAAGCGATTGCTAGCCTAAGCATCTCTTCACCTAGTGGTGTTAGATAAAACTCGGTAGGTGATAGGCTTTCTGAATGCTTAGATACCTTTGCAACAAATTCTTTTACTTCAAGCTGAAAGATTAATGCGCGGCATCTTTGAACGCGCCTACGGCGGTATGGATCGAGGTGCATTTTGCAAATTTCTTCAATCTTGGCGTTGGTTACAATTTCACCACGCATCTTGAGTAACTTAATTGCAATAAGAATCTGTTTCTGTTTCTTGCTGCGCTTCAGCAACACCACTGCCGTTGCAATCTGCGCATTCGACCCATCTAAGGGCAAGGTATCCTCCATTGACATAGTCTGCAACTCCATATTCAACTTGTATCTCCTTCTCTCCATCACAGGTTTTGCAGTACAGAATAGGAACTCTACTGCTTCCTTTTTTAATACCTAATCTCATCATCGATCTCCGATACGGAATAGTTTTTCTCCCATGCTAAGACTGCTCGGTCAACAAATTTTGCACGGTTAAACTTTGGATTAGTTTTTTCTAGGGCATCAGCCCATGCCTCTATCTGAGTGGGCCACGTTGCGGTGGTCCCCATAGTATCAGCAATAAATTCAAAGTGTTTTCTACTTAACCTCATCGCGGTAATCCCTTCCATCTATTAGATCAATCATAGGAACCTCATGTTATCTATTGCTATTGCAATTTCATTCTCACGGATACGCCGTGTGTTCTCAGGTGATTTGGTTTGACCAGTATGGGTAGCCCAATAGGTCATGGTATTATACAAGGCCCACTTGTTCTGGCCTAACGTGTCTGCCTCAACGTCATATAGTTTAAGCAGTTCTTCCAAGCGCTTGTCGTTGTGCTTGTCTTGTTTACTGCGTGTCTTCACATGGCACAGTGTCTTGCGAAAGAAGTTCTCTACATCATCAGGTGTAACCTTGGATTCTATGTAGTTTTTATACACGTCCTCTTGGTCACGGAATATTGCAAGGCCCTGTAATATCTTGTGAGATGAGCCTTCAACACTAACATTGGTTGTGTGCTTGGCCCATGTCTTAGCTATGGTGGCTGGCGTAGTGCAGCCATTCAAACACCATAGGCGTAGCCCATCTGATGATTGCTGGAATGCCCACGATCCATCGTATGAATTATAGAATGACACTCTGAATTGTGTAATGTCACCGATAGCTGGTGTGATTATTTCATTTGGAAAAAGAATTTCTCCACGCATCTTGCGGCCATCGTCGCTAATGTATGTCATGAATTTATAATCTTTGCCGATGTCTGCTGCATCGACAGCATCCATGACGCTGCTTACAACATCATCATTAGATATAATCTTATACTTACTTCCGTGGACACCAAGCACAAGGTTGGTATCAGTGCGTACCGCAGCACGGTGCGTTGTGATCTCATTGCCGACACCATCATAGATAGGTTGCATCTCAACATGGTAGTCCCAGTTGTTAGTGATTGAATCAAACATCTTAGTTCTCCTTATGTTATGTGCTGCATGATTGCAGTATCTTTAGATAGAGTCAAGCCAGTAATAGAATTACAAATAGAATTAAAGCACAGCCAGCACCAACACCGACTAAGAAATCTTCTATCTTCTGGCGGCGATAGAATTTTTCCCAGTCTTTTTTATTTAGGTAATTTTGAGCAGCAATCATTCCATATACACGCTCATGTGCGTAGCGATCCATTGGTATCTCCTTTTAAATTAATTTTAAGTTTCATTTGAGATAAGCGAGTAGTTATTGTGCCAATCAAGGCATCAGTAACTACCTCAATATCCATCTGGTTTTCGCTGCAAGCCCATTGCGATAAGTCTTTGAGCCGATCAAGCTGCGATGTAAGATACTCTTCGTCATCGCAATCTAGTTCTATGATGTCGATGGGTTCGATTGCCATAAGTTTGTAGATACCATTGGAATCAATGGCAATAATAATATCGTTCATAACTTTCTCCTTGGGTTAACGATGAGCAAAAAAAGGGACGACCCGAAGGCCGTCCGATGGTATTATTTCTTGCCGAGGATGCGTGACAACTCAGAGTCAACACCAAGGCCATCCGATTTGAAGGTGCGCTTTGGCTTGTGTGTCCATAGCTCTCCGACAATATCAAGGTGAACAGCTAGGTCTGCCTTATGACGGAACTCAAGTTGTTCTAGCTCGTCTTCCATGCGGCGATACATTGCGACTTTCTGAGCAATCTTGCTGTTGACGACATCGCTGCCGCTTTCGGCAAGACCAGATAGCTCGGCTCTGATGTCTGACATTTGGTTGAGTTTAAAATCGACTGAATTTTTGCTGGTGTAACAAGCATCGCGAGCAATATTGATTCTGACATATTCATTTTCAGAACCATCATGGAATTGTATAACTTGGGTTTTAAGATCGACCAATTTGTCGAGGTTAGATGTGGCTGCAACTACGGCTACTAGGTTGGCTTTGGTGTTCGTTTTCATGACTAGACTCCTAATAAGATCATCGGTGAAGACCTTCCTCACCGTACGTATCTCCAGCAACTCCCATAAACCGAAGGCACTGAGGCTTGCAGTTCGCAAGGGCAAAGAGCGCAGCGTCCCTTGCGAACTGTTTAGGGAGAGGTGCAGGAAGGACGTAGGTGAGTAAGGTCAAGGCGATGATTTTATTAGGGGTCGACGACAGGTAAACGAATGCCAAAGTCGACCTAGTAGACGCAGTGGCCTGCATCTAACCTCGGCAAATTGGTTGGGCTTAGAACCTTGTAGTAGTTGTAGGATTCCATGATCTGAAAATGGATATGTCAGAACAAGATAGGTCGTGTGGTTGTTCCGCCAGCAAACATTCAGTCTATTTTAGACACGGCCAAATGTTAGACGGTAGAGTTGTGCTATCTGGTCTTGACGACATCGGTAGGGATGTTGGCGGTAGCAAGATTGAACGGAAAGTTGCAATGTATCAGCAAATGGTGGACGAGTTAGGGCAATGTTTCGTCACAAGGCAGACCAAGCTGTTCAAGTTGATACGGAGAGATATAGACCGCAAGCTAAAGCTCACCTCGGATGGGCTGGGTGCTGAGTTTGAGGTGTCACACAGCAGCGGGGAATAATGCCATCGGAAGCCTTGGGTTGTCCCGTTCGCGATCAAGTGCTAGATTGTGCGTTGACAGCAGTTCTGAGAGACCTCTAGAAGGGGGGTAAGGGGGGATGTAAGTACATGAAAGCGATGACAGCACTAAGACCAATAACCACAAGACAGAGAGCTTTGGTGGAAGCGTATGTAGCAAACGGCGGAAACCTAACCAAGGCTAGCCAAGAAGCAGGATATGCAGCGGGTGATAGCGGAAGAGTAAGCGCACAGAAGGCGATGAAGACTACGCATGTGCAGCAGTATCTGATGCAAGTTATATCGGAACAGTTTAGCAGACACGCTCCGATGGCTGTAGGACAGCTTGCTGGGCTAGCGAGAGGTGCTAGGTCAGAGTACGTCCAGCTGGAAGCTAGCAAGGATTTGTTAGACCGTGCTGGGTTTAAACCGATAGACCGATCACAGGTGCAAGTCGCTGGGGACATTCGAGTCAGTATAGATTTAGGCTAGGCGGTAGGGGGGTTAAAACTTGGTAGCAATCTGTAGCAAGGGGTCTACCACACAGGCTTATTGTCAAAAAAGCCCGCCGCCTCTAAGTTAAAATTATTTTGACATTGAAAGGTTCTGAGATATGAGGGTAGGCGTTCTAAGTGCTGTACTGAGATTAAGGAAGAGGGATTACGATGACACCAGCTTGGCAGAGAAAGTCTGGAAAGAACCCAGCGGGGGGCCTAAACGCAGAGGGCCGAAGAAGTTACAACAGGGAGACAGGGGGCAACCTCAAGGCTCCAGTGAAGGGCGCGGCGGACACTCCAGAGAAGTTAAGACGGAAGGGGAGCTTCCTAGTAAGAATGGGAAGCGGGGCAGGCCCGTTGGAAAAGGACGGAAAGAAGACAAGGCTAAAGTTAAGTCTTGAGGCTTGGGGTCACAGTGGGGACAAAGCCTCGGCTGTTTCTAAGGGTCGGTCATTATTGAAGCGTTATAAGAAGGAGAAGTAAAATGAAGCGCACATTGCTTGGAGGTTTCTTGAACCTATGACTTTTATGCACACGATCAATGAGGGCGACCGTGAGATTCTACGGCGTGTTGTTAAGACTGTGCATATGAAGCACTACCCCAAGGACTTCATTACTAACTATGAGGCCGATAAGATTATATCCAGCATTGCTCCAGAGGTGGTGGATAACCTAATGAAGGTTGGTAAGGACTTTAAGATTGATCGACTTTAAGTATAAGCCAGACGGTGATGTGCTAAAGGCGTTCATGAAGGACGATACTTTCTTTCGTGGCGTTCGGGGGCCAGTTGGTAGTGGCAAGTCTGTTGGCTGCTGTGTTGAGGTCTTTCGCCGCGCCTTGAGTCAGCAGAAGAATGAGAATGGATTGCGCCGTTCACGCTGGGCAATCATTCGGAATACTAACCCGCAGCTTAGAACAACAACCATTAAGACTTGGCTTGATTGGTTTCCAGAGGAAGACTGGGGTAAGTTCCGCTGGGAGGTTCCATACACTCATCATATTAAGAAGGGTGACATTGATCTCGAGGTTCTCTTCTTAGCATTAGATCGTCCCGAAGATGTCAAGAAGCTGCTGTCGTTAGAGCTTACTGGCGTTTGGATTAACGAAGCGCGTGA